GGCAGATGGTGGCGGATGGTGTGTCGGTGCGCCGCGCGATCCGCGAATCGGCGGCCGCCCACGGCCTGCCCGAGTCAACGCTCCGGCGCTGGTGGTATGGCGAGGGGCGGCTGCCGGGGGCGGCCCGCCTCGCACCGCAGGACGCGCTCGCTGCGCTCGCGCCGCGGCATCCTGGACGCCTTGCGCGCATCGAGCTGCCACCGGAGGCATGGGACCTGCTGCGCGCCGACTGGCTGCGGCCCGAGCGGCCCACGCTCAAGAGCTGCTACCGGCGCGCCGAGCGGCTCGCCGCCGCGCGCGGCTGGCGGCTGCCATCCTATGCCACGGTGGCGCGCCGCATCCGCGCGCTACCGTGGCAGGTACGTGTGCTCGCACGCGATGGCCTCGAAGCGCTCCAGCGGCGGCTGCCGCATGTCACACGCACCCGTGCGCATCTCGCGGCGCTCGAGGCGGTGAACGCCGACGGCCACACCTTCGATCTACTCGTGCGCCTGCCCTCGGGCACGGTGGGGCGCCCGGTCATGGTCGCCTGGCAGGACATCGCCAGCGGCAAGATCCTCGCCTGGAGATGCGGCGAGACGCTCTCCTCGCACCTGGTGCGGCTCGCCTTCGGCGATCTCATCGAGCGCTATGGCGTGCCGGGACACGCCTACCTCGACAATGGGCGCGAGTTCGCCTCGAAGTGGATGACCGGCGGCGCGCCGACACGTTACCGATTCAGGATCCGCGAGGACGATCCCCTGGGGCTACTCACCCAGCTCGGGGTCACGGTGCACTGGACGACCCCCTATCACGGGCAGGCGAAGCCGATCGAGCGCGCATTCCGCGATCTATGCGAGGAGATCGCCAAGCACCCCGCCGCCGCGGGCGCCTACACCGGGAATGCGCCCACGGCCAAGCCGGAGAACTACGCGAGCCGCGCCCTCGACTGGGAGGAGTTCCTGCGCCTGGTGGACGAGGGCATCCGCGCGCACAACGCGCGCGCCGGTCGCAGGACCGAGACCGCGCGCTGCCGCTCGTTCGACGCGACCTTCGCCGAGCTGTTCGCGCGCGCGGTGGTGCGCCGTCCCAGCCCCGAGCAGCGCCGGCTGTGGCTGCTCGCGGCCGAGGGCGTGACGGTACGCGAGACCGGACACGTGGCGATCGCCGGCAACCTCTATTGGGGCGAGGCGGTTGCCGCACTTGCCGGCCGGCGCGTCGTAGTGCGCTTCGATCCGGATCGCCTCGATCGCCCGGTGCATGTGTATACGCCCGATGGCGCGTATCTCGGCGAGGCTGCGCGCACGGCGGCACGCTTCGACGATCTCGAGGCCGCGCGCGAGCACGCGCGCGCCAACCGCGCCCGCATCCGCGCCGCGCGCGAGCACCTCGCCGCCGAGCGGCGCATGGCCGCGATCGAGGCGCTGCGCACGCTGCCCGCTACCCCGACTGCGGCCGCAGCCCATCCAGCAGCGGTGCGGCTCATGCCTGAGCGCTCCGGACGCCGGCGCACCGAGCCCGACGAGCCCTCGCGCCACGTCTCAGATCAGGAGCGCGCGGTGCTCGCGCTGCTCGATGAGTGGGCGCGAGACAAACGCATCGTGGGGATGGATTGAATGGGTTTTGCGCCGCGCGCAAAACGGGTTTGAACCATATATCACAAATAGGAGGCATGATGGCACAACTGGCAGTCGTCACCCAGCCGCCAGCGCTGGAGATCCAGGCGACACTGGCACGAGTGCGCGCCGAGATCGAGCGGCGCGGGATCACGCAGAACCAGGCGGCGCGCGAGATCGGCGTGTCCGCGACCACGCTGGCGCAACTGCTAGCGGGGAGTTACGCGGCGGACCCCGCGCGGCAGGTGGAGCGGCTCGCGCGCTGGCTCGCGCTGGCGGCCGAGGCCCGCGCGCAGGCGAGCCTGCCCCCAGCCCCCGCCTGGATCGCCACCCCGCTCGCCGAGCGGGCGCTGGCCGCGCTGGGCTACGCGCAGATGGCGGGCGATGTCGCCGTCATCTACGGCGCGGCGGGCCTGGGGAAGACCACCGCCGCGCGCGAATACGCGCGGCGCTATCCCAACGTCTGGATCGCCACCATGAGCCCGGCCACCGCCGGGGTCACCACCGCGCTCGAAGAGGTGTGCCTCGCGCTCGGGTTCCGCGACCTGCCGCAGGGCGCGGCGCGCATGAGCCGCGCGATCGTCGCGCGCATCGCCGGCACCGGGGGGCTCCTGGTGGCGGACGAGGCGCAGCACCTCACAGTGGCCGCGCTCGATGCGTTGCGCGCCCTGCATGATGCCACGGGCGTCGGGCTCGCGCTCGTCGGCAACGAGATGGTCTATGCGCGCATGACCGGGGGGCACCGCGCGGCCTATCTCGACCGGCTCTACTCGCGCATCGGCAAGAGGCTGCGGCTCACCCGCGCCTCGCGAGAGGATATAGAACTGATCGCAGGCGCCTTCGGCGTGAAAAACGGCGCGGTGAAGCTGCTCACCGAAATCGGCGCCCGCGCGGGGGCGCTGCGAGCGGTCGTGAAGACACTACGGCTGGCCGCGATGATGGCGCGAGGCGGAGCGATCGCGCCCGAGCATGTCGAACACGCCTGGCGAGATCTGGAGGGTTGACATGAGAATCACCGATCCCGAGTTCCGTTACACCCCGTCGTACGCGACCGACATCCGCAAGACCTTCGCCCGCGTGAGGCGCGAGCGCCTCACCGCCGAACGATCGCCCGGCGCGGCGCTGCCGCTCTTACCCGCGCAGCGCGCGGTGCGCGCGCGGCTCGACGCCGAGGCCCGCGCAAAAAGGAGGCCGCGATGAAACCCGGCCGGCCCTCTATCTACACTGCCGAGGAAGACGCGGTGCTGATCGAGCATTACATCCAGTCCGGCGCGGCATGGTGCGCGCGCCGGCTCGCGCGCCCCATCGAGCAGATCTGGAATCGCGCGCATCGGCTCGGGCTTTCTCGGCCGCGCGGGCCGCAGCGGCACGCCCAACACCATGAGCGGCCCGCACACTACGATCATCGCGCACTCGCGCGGGCGCTCGGGTCACCGCGCCTGCCACCAGCCGCACCCGCAGCGGCCCGCGTGCACCGGATCGGAGAGCGCATATGACGATACGCTGGCGCCCCCATACCGAGCGGCCACGGGCGGACGAGTCCACCACCGCGATCGTCGCAATCCGCTACGAGGATGGCAACGGGTGCTACCTCTATGGCTTCGTCGCCTGGCGGAACGGTCGCTGGGAATGCGAGATCACATCGGAGCCGCCGTCCGGCGAGTTCTGGTGGCTGCCGGAAGAAGACCTGTTGGCGCTGGTGCCCAGCGCCGCAGAGCAAGGAGACTGCCATGATCACACTCACTGACATCGAGGCGCTCACGCGCCAATACGCCGAGGCCCGCGCCGCGCTCGCCGAGCGGGTGCAGGAACTCGAAGACGAGATCGCGCGCCTGCGCCGGCAGCGCCTGCCGGCGATCCGACGCGCGCTCGGGGCCGCCCAGGAGCGGCGCGACCGGCTCGCCTCGGCCATCGCCGAAGCACCAGCGCTCTTCGAGCGCCCGAAAAGCGTGATTTTTCACGGCGTGCGCGTAGGCTACCAGAAGGGCCGCGGCTCGATCACCTGGGACGATGACGCCCGGGTGGTCGCACTCATCCGCCGGCATCTCCCCGACCAGGCCGACGCCCTCATCCGCGTCGTCGAGCGGCCCCTCAAGACCGCGCTCGCACAGCTCTCTACAGCGGAGCTGCGCCGCCTCGGCGTCGAGGTGGTCGAGACCGGAGAGGAGATCGTCATCCGCCCGGTGGACGGTGAACTCGATCGGCTGATCGAGCGGCTGCTCGCCGACAGCGAACGCGTGGAGGAGATGGCCTGATGCACGCCGCGCGCCTCGAGCACAGCGAGCGGCTGCGGCGGGTGCTGGCGGTGCTCGCCGATGGGCGCGAGCATACTACCTACGAAATCGTGCACGCCGCCCAGGTGTGCGCGGTCAATTCCATCATCGCGGAACTGCGCGCGAACGGCCGCCGCATCCATTGCGCGCGCCGCGCCGACCGCTGGTATTACCGCATGGAGTGTGGCGATGGGCGCGGCGCGGCGTCCTGAGCGCCGGGCGCGCATGATCGCTGCAGTGCACGCCGCTGCGAGCCGCCGCGGCCTCGATGAGGACGCACGCCGCGCGCTGCAGGAGCGGCTCACTGGCCATGCCTCCTGCGCCGCGATGACCGAGGACGAGCTCGCCCGCGTGCTCGATCACCTGCACGGACGAGCTCGCCCGCGGCCGGCCGAAGACCGCGCGCCGCTCATCGGCAAGGTCTATGCACTGCTCGGCAGCAGACCAGTCGCCTACGCCGAGGGCATCCTCGCGCACATGTACGGAAATCGCGCCCCGGCGCGCCTGGAATGGGCCGACTCCGAGATGCTGCGCAAGGTGGTCGCAGCCCTGGAATACGATCGGAGGCGGCACGGGTGAGCGCGCTGATCGACACCCTCATC